CTGCAAATGGTCAACGATATTATTATAATTTACAATATGTATCTGCAAAAGATGGAAATCCTGCATTTGAAAATGTATTAATTTATGATTTCAGTCTTTCAAATAATCAAGACTTATATGTTTCAGAAAATATATGGGATGGTAGTCATATAAATATTTCACCAGATTTTACTCATTTATTACTTAATTATCATTATACTATATATAATCCTCAATCACATATTGAACGCCCACCTCCGCCACCGAGAGTTTTAAATGAACAAAACTATCATCCTCATCATTCTCATAATTTACGTAATCAAATTAATATAGAACACGAATTTTGTAAATTAGATATTGCAGAATGGTATTATAGTGGCAATAATCCTAGATGTTTTAATGAAGGGTATTCTTTTAACAATATACGTGGAAAACATCTTCGTCCAAGAGATGGGAAAAATATATTAAATTCAGCTCTACCTGGTTTGATATATCAGCCAAATCCACATTTTCAACAGGCAGGTGTTGAAAAACCCCCTTCTAAAAAACAACAACCTATAGCATCATATTTTAAAATAACAAAAATAAAAACGGATACAAATACAACATTTGATAAAGAAATGAAAATGAAAAAGATAGCAAATAAAAAACCAGACCCAATAATTAGTAAACATTCCTCAGCTATTTGTAAATATATTGAAAAACTTGCAAAAGACAATAATATAAGACTCGATCATACGTCAGTGTTACTATTTAATCCACATAAACCAAAAGAACCTGGTCTTATAATATTAAATTGCAATATTCATCTTAATCCATACACAAATCCAGTTAAAAAAACATCCAAAAAGACCCTTAAAGGATATTTTAAAAAGGAAATTATTACAAGTGATATTTTAGACTAATAAAATTACTTATTACTTACTTAGTATGGTGTTATATGAATAGTGAGTTCTGTAACCAAATCTTTTATATATGAATCTGTGCTGTAGCCATCCCAGCAAGGAATAACTATCGCACATTCTTTTTCTACAATTTTAACAAGTTCATCATCAACAATTTTAATTTGTGGTGTTTGTCCACATTGAAAGATTTCTGGTAGAACATGAGCAAGACTTTTCTTTGTTTTGTATGGAGAAATATTAAATGTCTGCCGTTCGTGTGCAGTAAAATCTATCGTATGTTCACGTGTGAAAATAAGCGACCTGTCAAAAATTCGCCCACATTTATCTTCTACCAACTGAAGAACATCAAATGCATTCGACCGCATCATAGACGTGAATACACCAAGCTTATAATAATTTTTAAGCTTAGACAATTCACGGACACAAGGTCGAATAAAAATTTCTTTTACAGGTCCAGATGTACGATGACAAAGAGTACCATTTAAGTCAAATAGGATGATACCCCTTTGTTCATAAGGAACATATTTCATTGGAATCTGTGCACTTAGTCCATCATCATTTTTAGTATCATTTATTTTGGCAATGTACTCAATGAGGTCTTTTTTTTTAATTGGCAATACTTTTACAATGTCGTCAATTAGAATATTTTTAGATTGTAGTTCCATTCCATAATGAAGAAATTTATAACGAATACTAGAAACAGACCTTTGGTGAATTTCAGCAATTTCATAGATAGATTTCATTTCTCCAGCTTCTAAGATAAGTTGTTCGCGTTCATTATCTGACCATTTGATTCCATTGCGAGAAATATTAGAAGCCGTTTTCATAGTTAATTTTTCTGTCAACCGCTTATTTTCAGCAGTTAATTGTTCAATCTTAGTGGCATATTCGCTCATCCGATGAGGCAACATACTGACCATTATTTTGTTTAGTATTTTAATGTACAAAACATCTTAAATTAAAATCAATTTTTATATACACTGGTTATTTATTATTTTTTCTTTTTGTGTGTTTTTTTCGTTGTAATTATTGTATTTGCCATTTTTTTTACAATGTTCGCATTGTTTGGACGAGTTGCTGGTATAGTTGACCTTTCACTAATACTTTTAGTTAATATATTTTCAAATTCACCATTACAATATCCTTTGTACATTGTAAATGCAGCAGCACTAAAGCCATCAATACCATTTATTTTAAGTCCTTGTTCTATTTTTGTCATTTCAATTTCAAGATACATTCTCATTGTATTACATAGATATTCAAAATCAATTCGAAGATCTTTTTCTCTACACAACATTGCTTCTTTCAATGCAATTGTTTTTAAAAGACCATTTGAAATACTTTTTTCATCTTCAAATTCTTTCATTATAGACTTGATTTTATGCTCAGTCTCTTCTATTTTTTTCTGAATAGTATTATCATTATCAATTGAACACTCGACGCCAACAGAAACCATTTTTTTAAAAGGCAGAATATTTACAGCAGCTGCAATAGAACGTGCACGAGACAAATCTATAAGCATAACTTTCATATCATTTTTAAGTAGTGCTATTTCATTATTTGCTATTTGTAATTTTTCAATACTATTAGCAGTTTCTTTTACAGCATCATTTTTAAGTAGTGCTATTTCATTATTTGATATTTCAATACTAACAGAATAATTTTTAACAATATCTTTTAATGTTGCGATTTCGTCATTTCTTAATTTTAATTCTTCTTCAATTTGAAGTTTTTTCTTCAATAATTCATCATAGTGAGCAGTTTTTTTATAAACAATTACAGACATTTCTGACATAAACGTATCTTTTTCATGTTGCAATTGATTATCACGTTCAATCGATTGTTGAATAAGAAGTATATTTTGTTGCTGTAGTTCAACGACAGCATTTTCTAAAAAATAAACATCTTCATTGGTATTGTATGTACCAAATTGAATCGGTGGAGCTGGATAATTAGAAAATAATGGCTTATAAGTAAGTGCCATTTTTTTAACAATAAAATAAACGTAAATTATAATTCAATTTTTTACTAAACCGTTTTGTTGTTTTCTTTATTTTTATTCTTTTTCCCACCAGTAACAGTGTCTAATTTTGGAAGGAATCCTTTTAATACACTTACGTTATCTAAAAGAATTTGAATATCAGCTTTGCGGTCTTCTTCTTTAACTAAAGTAAGTTTTTGTTGTAAATGAGCAAATAAATCATCAACCGATTCTTTGTATAATGCAACTTTTTTGTTGTAGTGATCTCCTCCTCGGGATTTTGCGAGTACCATCCAGCCTAATTTTTCAAACATAGCTTCAGTCCATTTATGTAAACCGTGCATAGTAGCGGGATGCATTTTTTCAGCCATTAAAATTATTATTATGTACAATATAACAAGAAAAAAATAAAAAATTGATGAATTTTTAAAATTTAAATATTCAATAAAACAAACATGTATACACTTGTACACCATTTCTATAAGGGACGTCGCATTGTAGCTACAACGAATATTCGAAAAGATACAATTATATTAAAAGAACGCCCAATTCTTCTTGCTGAAGATGTTTATGATGCATTATATCAAATATACCATGATGAAGATAGCTCACCCGATGAAATACAACAAGAACTTATTGATAAATTTGAATCACTTGCACCAGATACTTTAGATAAAATGATAATAACTACTGAAGATATTCAACAAGAATTAGAAACAATACCACAATATATGCGCGAATTTTTAAACAATATGATTAATAATAATAGCATCGATTTTAGAATTCTTGTAGCAAAATTTTATAGAAATGCATTTCGATATACGCTTTCTTCGACTGCATCAGTTAGTCCATCTGCAATTCTTATTGAAGGTGCATTATTAAATCATAGTTGTTGCAATAATGTGGATTTTATGATATCTCCCCATGGTGAATTTATTTTTACAACCAATCGTGATATATACGAAGGTGAAGAACTTTGTGATACATATATTGACACAACACTTTCTACAAAGAAACGCCAAATTCATCTTCAATCACAATATGGATTTACATGTACTTGTGAAAAATGTCAAAATTAAAAGCATAAAAAATAAAAATTGATTTTATTTGTATTTATAAATTAATGCAAATCTAATACAAATCTAATATAAATAAAAATGACAACTACTCTACCATTTATGCGATTTTACATACATGATTTTGAATTTCGAAAAATACTGAATCCTTCAAGTCGTGAAGCTTGGATTACTATCAACTATCGTCTTCTCAAAGAAAATTGCAATATAATAAAGCTTTTTCGTGACAATAATGACATTGCTACTCGAACAATTGCAAAGCAAAACAATGTATATCTTCATTTTGAAGACACACGTGGTCGTATTAAAATTGTAAGTAATACTCATAACGACGAGACATATCATTTTCAGAAAGCAATCAATGCAGTAATTGAGCGAATTACTGATGATATGGATTATCTCAAGCGTAAAAATAAACTTCCAATAGTCGGCGATGGGGTACAGTTTCATCAGCGTCCTCCATCAATTATAACTGGACGTCCACCATCTTCATCAGCTCCTCTACCGACTCCCCCAGCTCCTCCTCCACCGGCTCCGCCTCTCCCTCCTCCACCGGCTCCGCCTCTCCCTCCTCCACCGGCTCCGCCTCTCCCTCCTCCACCGGCTCCGCCTCTCCCTCCTCCACCGGCTCCAGCTTCTCCACTGAATGGATTAATTGTAATTATTAATCGTCCAACTCCAGAGATATTATCAAAACTATTTACAAATAATATTGGATACAGTCTTGCACCAGAATTTCTATTTAATCAAATATTGCAACAACCACCTATATATGAAGATAGTGAAATTCATTAAGTTTAATTAAATTACAAAAATTCAAAAAAAATCCATTTTTGGTATAAAAATTGAATTATAAATAGAAATATTAAAATAATACAAACTACCAAATTACTATGTCCAGGAAGAAACGTTTTTCAAAGACAGCGATTGCTCCTGATTCTCCAAAGAGTATTCCTCCGCCTCGGAGACCTCTAATGTCTCATTCACCAAATATTCTATGTTCTCCACCAGGATTTTCTAAGCCACTTCCACTACCATCTTATGAATACAATCCTCAACCACCTCGTGTATTCCCTCCAATTCCACAATACACTCCAGTAACGAATTATCTTTCATTTCTTCAAAATCCATATGTTTGGGGAGTAACACCTCCTCTATCTGAAGGAAATGTATATAATATTACAGAATCATTCAGATATTTTCCTCGTTAAACTTAAAAAATAGTGCAATTATATATTAGATAATGACAAAAACAAAAAAAATGCAGGGCTCTGGACCAAATGAAATAATGGTCATTTGTATTATTCTTCTTGCTTGTATTTTTGTACTTATAGCACTTAAATTTGTAATGCTTTTCAAGAAACCACATTTACACGAACGTATGAAAGATTACCTAGCATTACACCGTTCACGCCCGGCATCAAGTGTTGATTCAGAAAATCAATTTGCAGCAATAGGAGAACAATGGCGGGGCCAATCAAGTAAATGTTATAGTTGTGAAAAACAAATGCAAGCTTGTGGAAATGATGCAGTATATTCAGCTACAAAAACAAAATGCTTTGATTGTCAAGCACAAGCATTAGCTGTGATTTAAAAATATATGAAACTTAACTTAATATAAAGATTTACTACTAATATTATATTAACACAAGAAGAGCCTCATGCAGATATATCTACAAAAGATTATCTTGAAAAATTTAAAGATCTTTTACATTAATAGTAGTATGTCATTTTTAAAAGATATTAGTAATTTTACATCATATTTGGATTGGCTACCAATTATAGCAAGTGTATTTTTAGTAGACTTATGTGGTATATTTATATTTGCATTATTCAAAAATACTGGCACAGAGATTTATAATTGGTATAAAGATTTCGGCCTGATAGCATTTCTTGCTGATGTACTCGTTATATTAGTAATCTATGTACTTGTACGATATATTTATAAAATCTATGTTTTCCCAAAATATGGTTTTAATCCATTTATTTTCATTGCACTTCTCGTCTTATGTCAAGTAATACACGATATTCTCTATTATTTCTTATTTATCAAAGGTATCCGTCAAGGAAGAAGCACAATCAGCGATTATATGAAAAAATACGCAAAAGAAAACGGTACACACGCAATATATGGTGATACAATAATGATGGTTTCATCAGCAATTATAGCAATGATTCTCAAAGGATATCCGCCACATATATCGATTGCAATTATTATAATGGATTTATATTTAGTACAATATGGGCTAACAATGCGTCGTCAATAAATTAATATATATTTAAAGTAGTGCAATGGAATTTAAACGAAAATACATTATTGGTCTGATATATATATTTTATGCAATTGTTAAAATAACAATTGGCTTATGTTTATTTACATTACCTGTATCTAAAATTGCAACTATACCAGTAATTAATCTTTTTGCCAAAGAAGCAGCTGATAAAACTCTCGCTGGACGTTTTTATGAATATGTACTTTTCTTATTTGGAATTTTTTCATTATTTGAAGGATTGTCATTATTAGAATTATTACCAGAACATATCAGTTCTACATTTGAATCTAAATATATTGAATATATAGTATTTACTTTACTTGGAGGTAGTCTTTTATTATTCTATTATTTAGTATTATATACAAATGTACCAATCTCAAAAAATTCCGAAGATAATGATCATTATAAATTACTTGGTCTATTAACTGGTGTATCTTTCTTAGTAATGCCTGTTATATCAGAATTATTCGCATATCTTATACCAGCTTTTGGTAGACTTTCATTTGAATCAAAATCTGCATTTGTTATTGGATTTCTTATAGTCTTATTAATTATAGGAGAATTAATATATACATATTTAAAAAAACGACATGAAACAGTGAGTCAAGTAGTATCTAAACAACAAAATGTAGCAATTGCCCTTGCCGTTAAAAATGAACTATTGTCATCAAATAATCCTCCTGCTACGAAGTAAAATTATTATAGTATACTATTGTAGTACTTTACAATGGCAAAAAACACCATGAAATATCTTTATTATTTAATTGTTATTATTGGGGTAGCAATAATAACATCTGTATTACTTGGATCATTAAATCATAATCATTCTGAATCTTTTGCAAACAAAAAACAAGTAGCCCCCGCTAAAAAACCAGTAGCCGTCGTTGCTAAAAAACCAGTAGTCGGCGCCACTAAAAAATCAGTAGCCGTCGTTGCTAAAAAACCAGTAGCCGTCGCCACTAAAAAACCAGTAGCCGTCGCCACTAAAAAACCAGTAGCCGTCGCCACTAAAAAACCAGTTTACACAACTGCAACACACACAATACACGCCGCACCAGTTCATTCTGCACATCATCAAGTTGCTACCCATCCATCACCAGTTTATAGAACTCACTAAAATCATACCAAAATAGGATAAAAATATAAAAAATGAACTTATTTTTTAAAAATTTTAATAAAACAAAAACAGAAATGGCTCAAGTAAATCTACCAATGAGTGATAAGCGTTATGATCAAATATCTGCCCGTATTAGCCAGTCATATTCAAATTCATGCATTCTTTGGATAGATGAAATTCAAAATGCAGTTCTTGAGAATGAACACAATAAATTATTTGAAGAAATTTCTCAAAAAAGACCCACTCATACTGTTAAGAAACTTGAGCTGTTTCATGGAACTGCTGAAACAAATATCGCACCAATAATTCTTGATGGATTTCAAGTGAAGTACAATAAAGTTGGAGCTTATGGGAAAGGCACGTATTTTTCTACAGTTGCAAATTATAGTATAAATTATGCAAAAGACGGAAAAGATACAATCTGTTATATGTTCTTGTGTTCTGTTATTACTGGAATTCCAGGTTCATATGCTTCTATGCAAGAGGTTAATACAACCCAACACGATAATGCAGTTAACAGTCACATTAATCCAACAATTTACGTAACTCCTTATGATTACGGTGGAATACCAAAGTACATTATCGCATTTTACAAACACGCTAAAGTTTAAAACAAAATTCAAAAAAAATAAAATTCAAAAACCAAAACATCCTCTGAAAAAAGATGGTTTTTGTGATAAAGCAGAAAATTCATCAATAGTATAATTATCTGACATTGAACGATTACAATTTGAACAAATAGGACGCAAATTAGAAAGTTCAGTAACACCGCCTCTACTTTCTGGTTTATTATGTCCCACCTCAAATGAAAATGGAGACATTAAATTTCTACACCATAAAACCATACACTTATGTTTAAAATATTTATCACCGCACCATTTTAGCCAAACTTGCTCACGAAGAGCTTTTGGTATTGGTTGTTTTTTATGTGGTGATGTCGTCGCCATTCTCTCACATACACATACGTATACATATTACTATGTCATCTAATCTTTAAATTAATTTGCAGATAGTAATGCAGCATATCCTTTCGCCATACATTGAAATGGGTCTTGTTTAGGATTACCAGATAAAGTTGAAAATATGTTCTTTAATTTAGTTTTTCCAGCTTTTATATCGTTTGTAAATTCATCATAATTTACATAATTTATTATACCAATTTTCTCAGATGCAGTTTTAAAATATTTATTTGTAGCTAAAGGTACTTCTTGCGGTGAAACTGCATTACCTACTCCAGCACTTTGAACTGCTGGTGCAATAGATTTATTATTGCGTTCTTCTTTAATATCAAGTAATGCCCTAACAACATCTGTATATTTTTGATTTAAATCAGCTTCTAGCTTATCTTCATTTACTTTATAGTCTATCTCTGGTTTTCTACGTGATTCTCGTGATGTCCATAAATTCCAAGTACTGTTTAAAGTATTATATAATTTATTAATTTCATTTGGGTATTCTTGTGCAACCTGAGAAAGCATATTTAAAAAGCTACTCTGATTTTTATCTTGTATATTTGAAAAATCACTAGTATAATAATATATTGGTAAATCATTTGAAAGTTTAAATAATGTTTCTAATTTTTTATCACCCCCTTTCATTATACGTTTTACCGATTTTTTCTTCTCTTTCATTCTACTAAAGGTGTCTATAAAAATAATTTATTTTTTCAAGCGTCGTTTTATCATACTACCTCCTGAATATCCTGTAAGATAGACCTCACCAATATTACTTAAACCCTCCGAAAAATCAAGTCGTAGTCCTTCACAAAATCCCTGCCTACTCTCTGGTGTAGTATCAACATTTGCATTATCAATTGTCCAATTAGTATCAGTTAAGTTCCATCCATTCGTTTGTTTAAATTTATTTATAATAACTTTGAAAATTTCATTCGCATCATTTAATTTAGAAATACTAAGGTTTTCTGTTTTCACTTTTTCAACCGGATTGTTTGAAATTGCCCTAGTCTTTGGAGCCTCAGCAGTCTCAATGACGGGTTCAGAAGAATTTAATTGATTAATGTAATTTTTAAATTCATTATATTTGTCTATTATTGTTTTAGATTCTTCTTTATATTTTGAAAGTTCTTTTTCATCATCAGTAAGTGCATTATATGCATCACCGCTTTTTAATAACCATTTTTTAGTTTCAGTAAGATATTCTTTAGCATTTGGGAATTTTGTAATTAAATCATTTATAACACGAGATTTATAATCTGTATTTAAAGAATATTTCATATCACTTATTTTAACCGATTCATTAATACTATCCCCAGCTTTCATTTTACTTTTTATCGATTTTTTCTTCTCTTTCATACTACTAAAAGGTGTCTATAAAAATAATTTACTCTCTTATACAGTGTATATTTTTTGAATAATTTTAAAACCGTTATATAAATCTCTTTGCATATTTGCACATAAGTCTTGCCTATTTTGAATAATCTTACTATCTTGCAAATTATCCCATTTTTGTTCTGATAAATTCCATTCTTTTGCGGAATTAAATGCAACAATAACTTTTTCAAAAAAATCATCAGCTTGTTTTAATTGTGCAATCTTTCCATCATTAGATTTAGAAGGTATACTTTCTACTACAGGTGTACGAAATGGGACACGATATCCTTTAAATGTAGGGTCAATTCGGTTAATAAACAGGTTTCTCAAATAATTTTCAGTTGTTTCTAATATTTTAGAAACTTGACCTATAGTACTTTCTAATCTAGAAATTTCTGTATCATTCTCTAGTTTTTTTTGAGCTAATTCATTAAATTCATTAAGATGTCTTACTCTATTTGAAGGTGTTTGTGCAATTAAATCACGTTTACGTAAAGCTTCTGGGAATTGATTTTTTAGAATTTCATTTGTTTTTTTCATATTATCTAATTTAGTTTTATCACCACGATGTTCTGTATACATTTCACTTCCTTTGGAATAACCAGTTTGAAATTGAGTTATATTATCAATAAGTGTTTTAATTACTGGGTCAGATTCAGGATATTTTGTAGGATTATTCTTTATAGTAGTTAAATATTGTTGAACCGTAAGAGCTTCTTCTTCAACATCTGGTGATAAACCAATACCTCCGTGAATTTTTTTTTTCATTTTTTTGACTGTTTTGATTTTTTTGACTGTTTTGTTTGTTTCAGCAACCATTCTAAATAATATTTATATTATTTTGTACGTCGGAGAGCACGAAACATTTGTAGCCAATTTGCACGTGATAATGGATGTATACATAATTTACAAAAGAGTTGCGGTATATCATAATATATTTGCAAAATAAGATTTTGGTCATCATCACATATTCCATTTTCTTGCCATTTTATTAATTTTGAATACCATATACTCTCAAAATTTTCAACCAATAATTTCGGTACTATAAAATATGACCCTAAGAAATACACATCATATGATGCTACCATTTCATCTTCAGTACGTCTTTCAGTAGGAGGTTCATTCACACAATGATAGACAATATGATTTTCAGATAATTTTTCAATAGCAATATCAGTAGGCATATTTTCAATATTTGCTTCTTTACTTCCATTATCTAATTGTGCAATACCAAAATCAATCCAAGCATAATATTTATAATTTGGCATTTCTCCTTTGGTGTGTCGTATAAAATTAATTTTACTATGATTGATTAAAGTATATTCTGGATAGATATGTTCAGGATAATATTTTCGTGATTCAGGAATTTTATTTTTATATGATTCACTATTCATTATTTCACGTTCTTTATCCAAAAATTTATTATAGAATGTGTCAACATCATTTAAATTTTTGAATATAATATTATCTCTGAATGTATGTTCATTCAATAATTTTTCTAATATAACTTGTTCAACATATACTACAAGTGTGTACTCAATACTATCTGCTAAAATATAAAAATAGTGAATATAATCATCTGTTGTTCGTGGAAAAAGATTCCATTCATTACGACGAATATCTTTGTATGCAGTTACAAAAATGATATCATCATCCATACTCATACTCTAAGCCTTTATACTTTCGTATTCACACATTTTTAAATACTTATTTTCATTTCCAATTAAATCAAATTTGTTCAAAAAACTTGATTTAATTGGAAAAATTGAATTTTATTTTAAATAATTTGTTGTAAAACATTCTACAACAAATCAACCTCAAAACTTAAATGGCTGCTGTCATTGCTACTGCTTTCGCTACCCCTGCACCCGCTAAGCAGGTTCTAACTACCAAGACCGCAATGGTTAAGGTTATGCAACACATCACCGATTCCCAGTCAATTATTTGCAAGTGGAACAACAAGGACACTCTGCGCGTTCGCGTAATTGGCACCAAGCCCACAATCGACAGTGACATTCAAATCACCTACAAGCACAGCAAGGAGTCTGGGTGCCCAAAGAACGCAAGTTATCACGAGCCTAAGACTCAGACTCAGTCTTCAACGACTGTTGCCGAGACTGAGACCGCTGCAACTATCGAGGAATGGGAGGCAGAGGGCGGAATTACTCTTTCCAACGGTGAGTCAGTCTTCGTCAAGGGCACTCGCGAAACCTACAAGGTTTCTCGGGCTCGCCAGGGCAACGCAGTCTTCTGTGGCTGTGCTGCCTGGAAGTTCCAGAAAGCGAATCCTCTCTGCCGTAGCTGCAAGCACACCATCGCAGT